GTCGGCAGGCTACTTGGCGGCGTACTGGTAGAGGGACAGCAGCAGGCCGCACAGGGCGACCAGAGCCGCCAGGGAAGGGAGCGGCCAACGGGAGCGTTCGAGGGCCGTAATGCGGTCCTCGGTGCGCTTCTGGCGGTCGGTATCGCCCCGTTCGAGGGTGTCGAGGCGGCCGTCATGGGCGTCCAGCCGGCGCGCGTGCTCCTTGATCGCCTCGTCTGTCTGGTCGTGGCGCTGCACGAGTAGGGCGAGGGCGCCATCGGTGCGGGTGAATCCCACCTCGATAGTCCGCCGGATGCGTTCGAGCTCCAGCGCGACCGCCGCGGGGTCCGACGGCGAGGGCTCAGTAATCACGGCGCGCTACTCCCCTCGTCGTCGAGGCCGAGGCCGAGGCGGGCGAGCAGGGCCTCGACGGCGGGCGTCGCCATGATCCGGGCGAACAGGGCGGCGACCGCGGCGGCCGAGGCGGCGGCGGCGACCAGCCACGGCGCGGCGACCGCGAGGGCGCCTGAGTCGGCGATGACGGCGGCGAGGGCTGGCAGCACCGCGGCGACGGCGGCGAGGGTCTGAAGAGCGGTGCGGATGGTGCGCTTGGCCTTGGGGCTCACGGGCGAGGATCTCCGATCGTGTGTGGTGTGGGGGTGGCGGGGCCCGCCCGGCGCGGTGTGTCCACACCTCGAGTTTTCTCGTCACTCTGACGACAAAACTCGAGGTTTTCGCGTGGCGCGGTCCGGGCGGGGCGGGGCTACTTGTCGTAGGCGAGGCGGTGCAGCTTCGCCCAACCCTTGGGCCCGATCGCCACATCGTGAGTGCTGCCCTTGGCGCGGTATCGGGTGTGCGCGTTGTGGAAGCGCGCGACGGCGGCCTGAGTCTGCGGGCCGTAGCTCGGGGACTCCTTGACGCTCTTCGGCATATAGCCGGCCGCCTTGAGCGCGCGCTGAAGTGGCACGGCCGAGGGCGTGCTCTTGTCCGGGGCGAGGCCCTTCGGGAACGCCGGCGCGGTGTACTTCGAGGGCGCCTGGTCGTCGTCCTTGCCGGTGCCGCCGGCCCACTCGCGGAGCGCGGTCGGCGGCATGTAGGCAATGGACCGATCCAGCGGCGTCGAGGTGAACTGCCACAGGGTGACGGTCCGGCCGGACGGCGAGGGCCGGCTGTGCCGCTCGGCCTCGGCGTAGGTGTCCACGCTCTTGCCCGGGTACGCCGGATACCAGAGCGGGATGCCGTTCGGTACGCGGCCGGCGGCGATGTCGTCGGCGGACGTGTAGATGCCGACGCGCTGCCCGGGGAACGCGTGCTCGACGGCGGCCACCCACGTCGCGGCGTACGCGCGGATCTGCGCGGCCGTGCGCCCGTGGTAGTTGCGGCCGTCGCTGTAGCGTTCGAGGTCGAGCCAGTGCAGGAATCCGGGGCCCGCGTAGGGCTTCACGGCTCCTATGTAGTTGGCGGCCTCGGCGGTCGCCGACTGGTTCGGCCACGCGAAGTGGTAGGCGCCCGGGATCAGTCCGGCCGCCTTGATGCCGCGGACGTGGGTGGCGAACTTGGGATCGCGGCTGTTGCGCCCTTCGGACGCCTTGGCGAACGCGAAAGTGATGCCGTCGCGCGCGTGCTTCTTCCAGTCCTGTGCGGCCTGGTAGGCGGACACGTCGAGGCCGTGCGAGTAGCTGCTCATGGGTGCCTTTCGGGCATGCGGAAACGCCCCGGCGCGGTGCGCGGGGGCGTGCGGGTGGGGGTGGGTCAGATGAGGTTGTCGCCCGGCACGGCGGTGCCGCCGGCCCATGACGTCTTGGGGGCGGCGGTGGATACGACGACAGCCGTAGCGGCGGCCCATCCGTTGCCCGACAGGTCGTTGCCGGCGACGACACAGCCGGTTGCGTCCGAGGCGAGCGTGATGCCGTTCGCGGTGGAGCCGCCGGACTTGCGGACCATGTTGCCGGTGACGAATGTGCGCGTGGCCGTGTTCGACAGGCGGATGCCAGCCGAGGCGGCGGCGTTGATCACGTTGGACTGGACGGCCACGCTGTTGGACGTGGTCAGGAAGATGCCGTGGTTAGAGCTGGTGCCGTCAACCTGATTCGTGGCGACCTGCCCGCCGTCGCACCCGGTGATGTTGATGCCGTTCGTGCCGGCGTCGCGGACGGCGTTGCCGACGATCTGCGGGGCGAGGCAATTCACGGCGTAGATGCCGGTGGAGATGGTCGAGCGGATCGTGTTGCCGGATATACCGGGCCGGGTGCAGTACTCGACGTGGATTCCGTTGGCGTCGGTGTTGGTGCCCTCGACGACGTTCCCCTGAATGCGTACCGAGGCGTAGTTCGAGGCGGAATAACCGACCACGCGGATAGCCGAGTCGGTGCCGGCGCCGTGAATCATGTTGTTGGCGATGACGGCGCCGTAAGGGCTGGTGCTGTAGGTCGCCGGGTTCGGAATGGTGAGCAGGATGCTGGACTTGCCGGTACCGGTGAAAATGTTGTCGGCGATGACACAGCGGCGCCACGCGTAACCGTAGATGCCCTCGCTGAGGGTGCCGTCGATGCGGCATCCGATCACTTGGACGTTGTCGTAGTAGGTGCTCGCGCGGGTCGTGTGGGAGCCGACGGCGCGGCCGAACTTACCGAGCCGCTCGCTGGCGCCGAAATAGCACCCGCTCACAAGGATGTTCCTGGCGGGCGTGCCGTCGAAATTTCCGATGGACGATGAGCCGGACACGGAAAGGTCGAGCTGGATTGCCTCGGAGAACTGGCGCGAGTTGTCGCTCGTGTTGTCCTTGTAGCCGAGAAACGTGCAGTTGATGACGAATCCGCCATCGGTCGAGTTGAACTCGATGGCGTGCGCGCTGCTCACGTTCTTGATCGTCACGTCTTGGACGGTGACGTCCTTGCAGTGAATGAAGTTGAACGTGTCCGTTTCGGCGGTGACGCTGCCCGTTGATCCGTCGGCGGCGTTGTTGTCCCAGATGCCGCCCTGAATCAGGATGTGGCTGTGTCCGCCGTAGCCGTTGAACGTTTCGGCGCTCGTGAAATTGCGGATCAGTCCGCTATTGCCGATGGCCAGAATGGTCGCGCCGTACGCCGAAATGACGGTGTAGTCGTAGACCACCAGGAACGTGCGGACGGCGTAGGTCTTACCGCTGGGGAAGACGACGACGGCGCCGCCGCGGGCGTGGGCGGCGTCGAGGGCGGCCTGTATCGCCGCGGTGTCGTCGGTGACGCCGTCACCCACGGCACCGTAGGCGGCCACGTTGATGCTGCTGCCACCGGAGAGGGCCTGTTCGAGCATGTACTGAAGTCGGCCGGACGTGATGGCCATTCCAGGAGTCCACTCGGTTACGGGCGTTGCGTAGGTCACGGCGGGATGGCTCCTTACAGGGCGGTGTAGGGGGTGCGGGCGAGGGCGAGCGCGGTCCCGGCCGGATGCGCCTTGACAATGCCGTTCGCGGAGCGGGTCACGGTGAGCGTCTGCGTGTTGAGAATCCGCAGATTGTCGATGATGACCGTGGGTTTGACGTTCGTGTTTCCCGTGCTGGCGAACGTGCGGAATCCGATGGACGGCCCGGACGCGATAGCCGTATCCGTCGCGGTGAGCTGCCACGTATCGGGCTCGGCGGTGTTCGGCGCCCATATGCGGGCCTGAAGTGTGCTGCCGTTGACCTGGAATCGCGTACGGACGTACGTGCCGGGGGTGTGGGTGAACGGGGCGGAATAGGTGGCGAGGGTCGTCTCTACGCCGGCGACGCGCTTTCGGATCGACGCCGTGATGGCGTTCGTGGTGCTGAAGTCGATCCGGAGGTGGTACGCGTTGTTGTTGTCGGTGGCGCGCAGTACGGGCCCGGTGACGATGGCTGCGCCCGTGGCGGTGGCGGTCGTCGTGATGTCGGCGTACAGGTCGACGTCGGCGTAAGGCAACGGGATGAGGCTGAGCCGGGAGGAGTTGACGGCGCTCATCGCCAGGACGGCCCGGCCGCCGGTGACGGAGTAGTCCGCGGCGGTGCCGGTGGTGGTCCACGGCTGCCCGGTGTCGGCGTTCCCCCACCCGTCGGTCACTGTCCGGGTGAACGTGTCGGCGAGGGTGGGCCCGGCGCCGGTGACGGTGATGATCTCGCCGCCCATGGCGATGTCGAACGGGTACTCGCTCGGGGTGGTCGTCCATGGCGCGGTGCCGGCGGCGGGTTGCACGTTGAGAGCGGTGGCGGTCTCGGTGGCGGCGGTGGCCAGTGTGGAGCCGTCGGTGTCCGCCCGGCTGTACTGGTCATCGTCGACGCGGGCGACCAGATACAGGCTGCCCGGCGATGCGTTGTACGTGATGTCCCACGTGTAGACGCCGAGGGTCTCGGTGTATCCCTCGGCGAGGGCCTCGACCTGCTCCGGGGGAAGCCACGGCGGCGGGTTCACGACGACGATGCGGGACCCGACGTCGACGGCGGCGACCTGCTCGGCGAGGTGCGGCGCGCTGTGCACCTCGACCGATATTGACGGGTAGCGGGGAGCGTCGCGGGTGCCGGTGAACAACTCCCAGTAGGCCCGCGGTGCGCACTGGTCATCGCTGAACAGGTTGAGGGTCGTGGAGGTGTCGTAGCGGCCCACGCCGGACGGCGGCGCCTGTACGGACATGGGGCCGGTCTCGGCGACGGCCCGCGCGTTCGAGCCGTTGACGCGGGCCACGATGACGTCGTTGTGGGTGTGCTGGTCGTCGTCGACGGGTGCGAGGCGGGCGGCCACCTCGCCGGCCGCGTAGTCGAGGGTGAGCGCGGGGCGCTGCGTGTAGAGAGTGGCGCGGGAGCGTGCGGCGAGGGCGAGGGCGTCGCGCTGCTCGTAGAACCGGCCGCCGTCGGCGTCCATCGCCTCTTGCAGGAGGTCGAGCAGGCTGGCGACGCGCTGCGCCCCAACCTTCTCCGACGGGATGCCGTTGTTGTTGGGGTCGTAGGTGAAAGGGATCTGTTCCTCACGGCACAGGCGGATGCATCGGTTCACGGCTGTCTCGCCGGCCCATCCGACCATGGCGTTACCGGTCGAGCCGTAGGCGTCGGTGCGGTTGGCGAGGGCGACGTGTCCGACGGCCACCTCACCCGCGGCGCCACCTCCGAGGGTGATGCGGCGCACACGGCCGGGTGCGCCGGCGAACGTCTCCGTGCCGGCGTAGTGCAGCATGACGCCCTTGGCGAGGCTGGCCTCGGCGATGGGGGCGCGGTAGGCGCGGCGGTCGAACCGGGTCAACGTCCGGATGAAGTCGAGTCCGACGTGACTCTGAGAGCCGGTGGCGATGTCGCCCCACGTGACGTATTCGAGCTGCCGGTCACCACGCCACCCGCGGAGCGTGAGTTTCCCGTCGGGATACCAGCCGATCTCCCATCGGTAGTCCCCTTCGAGGTAGACCGTGGCGAGGGTCTGCGCCTGGGTCGGCGCGGTGTCCGGGAACGCGAAGAAGAACCGGAGCGCGGTCTCCGTGGTGGCCGGGTAGCTGGGCAACTCGACGGTGGCTTGTCCCTCGCCGAGGGTCGGCAGTGCGTCGCTGGCGGTGTAGGCGGTGTATGCGGCCGGCTTCATGCCGGGGAGGCTGGTCACCATGGCCGGCATGCCGGGGATGGCGGAGCCGTAGGACGTCGCCTCGGGGCCGTCCTCCAGCGGCCAGTAAGCAACGATGCTCGTGCGAGCAGGGTTGGTGAATTCCCGGCGCATCGCCGAGGCGAGAGGGTTGGCGCCCTGGCCGAGGCGGCGCAGTACGCCGGCGGCGGTCGCCGACACGGTGACGAATCGGGAGGTGTCCCACTCGGGCGGCCAGGACGACACCTCGCCCACGAACCGGATCAGGCGCGGCCCGGCGGCGCCGCCCGGCTGGATGGACACGCGTACCGGGGTGTTGCGGCCGATGAGTCCGAACAGGTCGCTATGGGGGTTGCGGGCGGCGTAGCGGCCGGTCGAGTTGTCCAGCACGAACGTGCATGATCCGGCGTCGACGCGGGCGGCCTCGTCGGGCCGGCCGCGGCTGATGGTGATGAGGTTCTTCGTGTAGACGTCGCCGGTGATGTCCAGCCACGCCCCCGACACGTACAGCTCGACGCGGACGCCGAGGGGCTCATCGGGGAACGGCACGGGGCGTCTCCTTGCTGGTGTGGGGGTCAGGAACCGAAGGCGAGTTGGACGGAGCCGCGGCCGTCAACGCGGACCATGCGGCGGATGAGGGCTTTCATCTGCGGGTCGGTGCCGGTGACGTCGAGGGTGATGCGGCCGGCCGGCGCGGTGCTGCTGCGCGCGGTGAGGGCGGCGCCGGTCGAGGCGGCGACGGTGGCGGCGGTGGTCTGCCCACCGGTGGGGAGGGTGACTAGGTTCCGCATGGTCGCCTCGACGGCGGGCGCTCCGTCCTCGACGCCCTCGACCACGCCGGCGGGAATCCAGCGGCCGATCTGGTCGCGCATCACCCGCGATGGCGAGTGGATGCCGAGGGCCTTGGCGATGGGCCCGGGGATCATGCTCTTGGCGAAGCTGATCAGTTGGGAGCGGAGCCACCCGCCCATGGAGACTACGCCGCTGTAGAGGCCGCGGACGATGTCCTGTCCCTTGCTGACCAGTAGGGAACCGAGGTTGCCCATGGCGTCGCGGATGCGGCCCGGGATGCTGCGGACGTAGGCGAGCATCTCGCCGGCCTTGCTGACGGTGGCGGACTTGATCGCCGACCAGTGCTTGATGATCAGTCCGAGCAACGTCCAGTTGAGGAACGCGTTATACATGCGGCCCGGGATGGACGACACCCACGACAGGATTGCGTTCCACCACGTGACGGCGGTCGACTTGATCTGTGACCAGTGGCTGACGATCAGAGGGACCAGCGTCCACGCCATGAACGCCCGGACGATCCAATCCTTCGCCCACACCACCTTCGCCACGACCCAATCCCACGCGGCGAGGGTCCATGCCTTGATCTGGTCCCAGTAGGCGACGATGAGCACCACGGCGAGGGCGATACCTGCGATCACCCAAAAGATCGGGTTGGCGAGCATCGCCGAGTTCATCGCCCATATCGCCACGGCGGCGATACCGAACGCGACGCCGAGGCCGAGCACGGCCACGGCCAGGATCTTCGCCACGCCGGCGTGCTCCTGGAGGTACCCGCCCACGTTGGTGAGGATCGGCACCACCTTCGTACCGAGCAGCTCGACGAAAGCCTGTGTGGCGTGCCGTTTGAACTGCTCGACCTGCGTCGAGGCGTTGTTGCGGAGCTGGTCGCCCATCTTCGAGGCGGCGCCGGCCGCGCCGTCCATGCTGCCCTTGGCCTTGTCGACGTCGAGAGCGAACAGGGCGGCGCCGAGGTCTTCGCCCGGGCCACCGAACAGGGTTGATACGGCCTGCTTGACCTTTTGCGACTCCGGGCCGGCGTCGCGCATGGCGTCGAGAACCTTGCCGATAGCGTCCTCGCCCTTGGAGCCGCCGGCGGCGATGTCGTCGCCCACCTGCTTCGCATTCAGACCGAGGCCCTTGAGCGCGTCGGTGACACCCTGACTGCCCTCCGTCGCCCGGAGCTGGATCTCCTTGAAGGCGTCGGCGATCTTGTCGGTGTCCTGCGTCCAGCCGCCGGCGATGGCCTGCCGCATGAGCCCGATGGCCGTGCTCCCGGATATGCCGGCCTGCTTGAAGACGGGCGAGTACTCGCGGAACGTCTCGACCAGATCCTCACCCGCGGGACCGAGGCCCTGCATGCCCTTGGCGAGCAGGTCGAAAGCCTGCGTGGCGTCCTTGGCCAGACCGTTCTTCACCATGCCGGCGGCGGCCTGCGCCGCGGTCGACACGTCCACCTCGAACACGTTGGCGAGGTCTTGCGCCTTCGTGGCTATGGATTCGATCTGCGCGTTCGTCGCGCTGGCCGGGATGAGATCCGCGCCCATGACGGTGCGGATGGTGTCGGCGGCGGTCTGAAAGTCCTCGGTGACGGCGTCGGCGTACAGGGCGCCGGCCACCTCGCCGTAGCGCTTGGCGTCGGTGGCGGTGGCGCCGAGCTGGGCGCCGAGCTTGGCGGTGATCTGCTCCTGTTCCATCGCCGAGGCGAGGCCACCCATGAGGGCGGCGCCGAGGCTGCCACCGATGGCGCCGAGGGCGAGGCCTTTGAACTTGCCGGTGATGGACTCGCCGGCGCGGTCGGCGCCGGCGCCGGCGCCCTGGTCGAGTCCGTCGCCGAGGGCGCCGCCGGCGTCCTCGCCGCTGCTGCGGGCAAGGGACGTCGCGCGGGACAGTGCGGAGCGTAGGCGCTGCTGGAAGCTGTCGAGGCCCTGCTCGGCCTCGGTGTCGTCGACGGTGATTGTCGCCGCGAGTTCGCCCACGGTGAGCGCCATACGCGCGGCCTCCTTCCGGATAGGCCGCGCGGTGGCGCGGTGGGCGTTTCAGGGGCGCTTGCCCGGCGCGGTGGGGGCGTCGGGCGGCGGGTACAACAGGCGGTTGATGCGGGAGTCCGCGGAGAGCAGGCCGAGGATGCGCACGCGGAGCCATCGCCACGAACGGGCGTCGAGCAGGCCCGGAGTGCCTACGTCGACGCCGTACACCTCGTGTAGGTCGGCCTCGATGAGTGGCCACTCGTCAAGGAGTTGCGACCACTTCACCTCCGGGGCGCGCGCTTCTTTCCGCCGGCGCGGTTGCCCTGCTGGCGCTTCGTACCACTCGAAGAGCCCCGATACTGGGTCTTGCTCGCCGCGTCCGATGAGCTGCGGCGGGCCTGCCTGTTCGGGGCCAGTCGAGAAGGGTCGCCGCCGCTGTTCCAGAACCGTTCGGCGGCCTCGCGGTTCTGGACGATCCACACCATGGCCGTGATGGCGCAGTGCTTGAGCGTCGGCCACGACACTCCGTCGGCGACCATCTCGCCGTGCGCGTCGCCGAGTACGTCGAGGTACATATCCCGCTCGGCGGCGTCGCGGAGTACGGCCTCGTCGATCTGCCCTCCGTCGGCGGCGACGGCGGCGGCCTGCATGATCGCCTGCACGCGCAGACCGGTCGCGGCCGAGGGCGGGGGCACACGGTAGTTCTTACCGCCCACGGGGAGGGTGAGGGAGTCGTCGAGCAACTCCCCAAGCTGCTGGAATGCCACTTCTTACGCCCCCGTGCCCTTGAGCGGGTTCTCGATGGGCGTGCGCTTGCCCTTGCCGGTGAGCGTGACCTTGATGGATTCGAGGTCGTCGGTGGCGGTGCCGTCGCGCTCCCACTGGACCAGCGCGCGGCCCTCATAGGCGTCGTCGCGGCCCTCGCGGTCGTACCAGCGGACGTGAACGCTGGCGCCGGCGCCGAACGCTTCGGCGGCCTTCCTGAGCTTCAGCTGAGCCGGGTTGAACGCCTTCGTGTCCGGGTGGCACCGGTGCAGCATGGTCGCCTCGATGCTCCACGCGTACTCGGTGGGGGTCTGATCCGCCCAACCGTCGTCCTCGTAGGTCGTCGAGGGCTGCTGCGTCTGGTCGACCTTCGGAGCGAAGTCGTTGATGCCGGGGACGATCGCCCACGTGACCGTACTGCCGGTGCCCATGTCGAGTTCGAGGCGGTACCGGCGGGCGAGGGCGGTCTCGGTCTCCGCCGGCTGTGTGGGGGTCGGGGTCGTCATGCTGGGGCCCTCCTATGCGAGGCGGTCGGATACCGGGCGCTGCGCCCGGACGGTGTAGTTACTGGTGCGCTCGTGCCGGCCGCTGCCGTCGGCTCCCATCGGCGCGGTGTTGTCGCGCTTGATGAGCCGTACGGCGGCCTGGCCGAACCGTTGATCGCGTAGGCCGTGGATCACGCCGAACACGGCCTCGTCGAGGTTGGCCACCTCGCGGGGGTCCTGCCGGCCGCGGGTGCGCACCTGGAGAAACACAGTGCAGTCGGTGTGCTCTTCGCGGTCGGCGGTGTCGTACGCGGTGAGGGCGATAGCGCGGTCTGGACTGTCCGGCATGACGCTGTCCGTGATCGCGGTCTCCGCGGCCGTGTAGATGCCAGTGGGCCGGTAGGTGGCCACGCCCTTCGCGGCGAGCAGGCGGGCGATGCCGTCGACGATGTCGGGGAGGAACGTCATTGCAGCGCCCTTCGGACCTGCGCGGCGATGATCTCCGTTATGGCGCCGTTCTCCTCGTGCATCGGCCGTTCGAGGTACTTGGCGCTGCGGCCCGCGTCGTGGCGGTAACCGAGTTCCTCGTGTTGCCGGACGGCATAGGGGCTGTCGTAGGAGACGGCGGCGGTGAGGCTGCCCTCGTCGACGCTCACCACGCCGGACCGTTCGAGGGTGCCCTCCTCGATCGGCACGCGGCGCCGCGACGCTTCGAGCAGGTGCTCGGCGCCGAGGCGGACGCCCCGAACGGCGGCGGCCCGGACCGCGGCGAGGGCGGCGTCACCCCTCCAGCCGATACCGCCGGCGCGCTGCGTCATTCGAGGTACACCTCCGTTGATTCCGGCGCGGGCAGTCCCGGCGCGGTGTGGTCGGCGACGGTGAGGGCCCGGGTGGTCCGTCCGCTGGGCAGGGTCACGCGGGACCCTGGCGGGCAGTCCAGACCCGGGCCCGCGTACACCTGGGCCGTGGAAACGGTGACGGTGCCGGTCGGGCTCCGGACCTGCTTGACGGTCTCGGCGACCAGTGCCCGCGCGGTCGCCGGCGGGTCGTAGACCGGGCCGTATGCGCCGGTGCCGCGGTACGCCTCGACGGTGACGGTGTGCCGCAAGAGCCATCGGGGGACCTTCACCACACCACCCCCAGAGTGATCACCTTGGACGGGAGGGCGGCGAGGATGTCGCGCACCTCCGGGGCGACCTGCCGTGCCGGCGAGGCGGCCGGCGACGTATCGGAACGGCCGAGGGACACGGGGCCGAGGGATACGGTCGCCCATCCGGCGGCCGTCGCCCCGGTGCTGTCGTCGACGGCGTCCCACCACTGCACCTGTACGCACGCGGCCTCGCGGAGCGCGTCGCGGACTTCCGGCGCGGTGGGCATGCCGTCGTCGTCGGTGTCGTAGACGCACGTGGTGAGCGCGTGCGCGTCGAGGAACCGTGACGCGCGGGCGAGTAGCTGCTCGGCGTCGGCCGGGGCGGGCTGCCCGGTGTACGCCGCGAGCTGCTCGGGGGTGGCGTACACACGGGCCACCGGTCACCCCTCCTTGCTGCTGCTCTTGGTGGCACGGGAACGCCCCGCGGGCTTGGCCTGCGGGGCGTCCTTGTCGGCGGTGTCCGGCGCGGTGTCCGGGCCGTCTTCGGTCGGCGACTCCTCGCCGTCCGGGTGGTAGCGGCGCAGCATCATGAGCGCGCCCCCTTCCTACTGGTGGGCGGTCGTCAGGACGTGGCGAGGGTGCCGACGCACACGCCGCGGTCGTCGAGGCGCTTCACGGCGTAGTGCATGGTCGTGGTGACCACGGTGGAGCGGGCGAGGATGTCGCGGTCCGACTCGACCAGCGGCCGGCGCTTGTAGAGCAGGCCGAGCGCGCCCCGCTTCATGAGCAGGAACTTGCCCGGGGCGAGTCGGTTGGTGACGAACACCGGAACGCCCCCGACGATGCCCACCTGGCCGGTACGGACGGGGGACTCGGCGCCGAGCTTGGACGCGTTGACGAACTGGTCGTCGAGGAACACGTCACCGAGCTGCGCCGAGTTGATCCACAGTCCGGCGAAGTCGGACGGCTCCCACTCGTCGCCGAACGCCCCGATGGCCGGGACGATGCCGGTTCCCCACGCGAGCCTCGTGGCACCCGCGGCGGTGGTGACCTTGAAGGGGGTACCGCCACCCTGGGCGGTCTCGTCGGCCTGGGCCTGCGCGATGAGTGCCGCATCGACCTTCCGGGCGGCGAGGATGCCGAACTGGCGGCGGGCCTCGGCCTCCGGGTCACCGAGGGCCGTGAGCTTGGCCTTGTCGGTGATCTCGACAGCCTTACCCGCCTCCTTGATGGTGGCGGTGGCGGCCTTCGTCGACATGGCCACGGGGGTCATCGGCGTGGTCTCGCTGAGGTCGTCGAGGTCGCCGAGGGCGCCCCACTTGGGGAAGTGGATGGTGTCGCCGGGGGCGCCTTCGAGGGTGTTGTCCTCGATGACGGCGGCGGAACCGGCGACGCGCACGGCGCCGGCGAACTGCGCCTGTGCCATGTCGCCCCACACCTCGGGGACGACGACGACGGCAGAGGTGGTCTGAGCCATGATCGTGCTCGCTTTCTCCGGCACGGCGGCCGGGCATGGGTGGTTGCCCGGCGTGGGCCGGCCGGGCGCGGACTATCCGGCGAGGCGCCGGTAAGTGTCGGGGTCGGATCGGTACAGCTCGGCGCGGGCGCCGTAGTCCATCGCCGCGAACTGAGCCGGGGTCACCTCGCCGTTCGGCGCGCTGAACTCGGCGCCGGCGCGGCCGGGGTTGAATCCGCCGGCGGCGAGGTGCGGCTGTGCCGTGAGGGCGGCCTGAATCGCCGCGGTCACGGCGGCCTGGTCGGCGGGGTCGACGGCGGCGAGCGCACGCATGGCCGAGCTGCTGTCGAGCAGGCGGGCGATGTCGGCGCCGGCGGCCGGCGCGGCGGCGATGACGGCGGACTGCACGGCAAGGGTCTTCGCGGCGCCCTGTCCGTCGGTCACGGCCTGCTGCGCCCACCTCGGCAGGCGGGTGAGGTCGCCCTCGGCGGCCGGCGCGGTCGGCTCGGTGCCCGGCGCGGGTGGCGCGGCCGGGTCGGCGCCCTGCGGCGCGGTGCCCTGCGCGCGGGTGCGCCACGATGCGGCCTCGGCGCGGGTGTCCCGGATGAGCGTCTGTGCCCACTCGGGGAGGCTGGCGACGTCCTGCGGCTCACCCCCCGGCGCGGGCGGCGCGGTGGTGGCGCCCGGTGCCGGCTGCGGAGTCGGCGGGACGTGCGTGACCGTGGTCGGTGACTGGGTCGGCGCCGGCGCGGGCGCGGCCGGCGCGGACGGCGTGGCCGGCGCGGTAGTCGGCGCGGTGGTCGGCGCGGCCGGCGTGGCGCTCGGCGCGGCGGGGGCGGTCGTGGTGGTCTCGGACATGACGGGGCCTCCTGGGCCTGTGTCGGGGCGGCGCGCGCCTGGCGCACCGCGGCGGGTGGTGCAAACGCGAAACGGCCCCCTGCGCCTGGCGGGGGGCCGTCTCGGGTGGTGCGGGTGGCGCTACTCGGCGCGGTCGGTGAGGGGCGGCGCGGTGCGCGCATACCCTCTGATCCACGCGGTTCGCAGTAGGTCGCGGTACGGGCAGACTGTCGGGGGGTCGCCGCGGCGTCCAGCCTCGGCGCCCTCGATCACGGCTCGTGCGATGTCCTCGCGCGTGCCCATGGCGTCGCCCTCCCTTACCGCTTGTTCTGCTGGTCGCTCTCATTCTTGCGGGCGCCGGCGGCCCATCGCTGGGCTTTGCCGGTCACCTGCTCGATGAACTCGGCTTGGGTCAACCGGCCGTGTTCCTTCCACCACTCCTTCAGCTCATCCGAGGCGCGGGAGTAGGCGATACGGGCGGGCCCTGAGAACAACTGGCCAGGGTCGATACCGGCGGCCTGCGCCTTCTTGTTGAGCAGGTAGCCGTTACAGGCGTCCTCCGCGGCGAGGTACTGCCGAATGCAGTACTCGTCATACAGGCGGCGGGCTTCGGCGCGGGTGACCAGTCGGGCGGTCTCCTCGGTGGCGCCGCGGGCGGCGTCGGCGGCGATGGCCTCGGCCAGCTCGGCGGCGAACGCTTCATCGGTGGCGAGGGCGCCCCACCCGTCCGGGTCGGGGGCGGGGTCCATCGCTTCGGCGAGGGCGTCGCGGTCGGCGAGCAGGTCGGCGACGGCGTCACCGGTCGAGGCGGGCGCCGGTAGCTCGACGGCGTCACGGCGGTCCATCTCGCCGGCGATACGGAGTACCTCTTCGGGCTCCGCGTACTGCATGCACCACGCCAACTCCTCGTCACCCACGGCGGTGAGGTCGTCGGCGAGGCGGCCGGCGGGGAAATGCCGGGCGAGCAGGTCGCGGCGGTGCGCCTCGGCGGCCAACTCGGCGACGTCGTCCGTGCCGTGGGCGAGGGCCTCGCGGACACGTCCGGCCAACTGGTCGTCCGACAGTCCGACCAGATCACGGCGCACGCCCGGTAGGCGGGTGGCGACGTCACGGCGGTCCATCTCGCCGGCGATGCGCAGTGCCTCGCGGTCGTCGACGTGGCCGAGCAGGCGCCCCAACTCGTCGTCACTGAACGGGGTGAGGTCGTCGGCGAGGGCGCGGCCGTCCGGTCGGGCGCGGCCGAGCAGGGCCTCGACGTCGCGGCGGTCGGCCTCGGCCTCGATCCGGGCGCGGTCCTGTGGTGTCAGCTCGCCGTGCCGCATGGCGGCGGTGAGCTGCTCGTCGCTCATCTCCCGTGGGGTGAGCTGGTCGCCGGACCGGATGCGGGCGGCCTGCTGCGCCTCGTCGGGGACGGGGCGGCGCGGTGCGGGCAGGTTGCTCGCCCCGGGCTGCTCGCGGGCCCTGAGCCGGCGTAGGTCGGGGTGCGCGGCGAGGTGCTCGCGCATGGCGGCCTGGTGCTGGCGGATCTTGGCGCGGGCGGCGGTCTTGGCCTCCGGGGTGGTGGCGGCGGCCTCCCTCGCCTTCCACTTGCGAATGTTCCGCTCGATGGCGCGCTGCTTCTGTCCGGCCTCGTAGCCTTCCGGGTCGGACTCGGCCGGCTCCACGCTGGTGATACCCGGGGTGTACGCCGACACGCTGTGCCGGCAATTCGGGTGCTGCAACCCTGCGCGGCGGGCCTCGTCGAGGCTGCCGGCGACGTCCACGGTGATCATGCGGCCGTCGTCGGTGGCGTGCTCCACGGTGACGGTGCGCGCGCCCCCGCCGGTGAGTGACAGGATCTTGCGCTCAAACGGCCGGCACAGCGGGCACTCGCGCGGGGCGCTGGAGACGATGACCAGATCAACGCCGGCGTCGGTGAGGGTCCGGGCGTGCGCCTCGGTCGCGGCCCGCCCCACGCTGGTGCGTACCGCCATCTCGGCATAGCTGGTGAGCTTCCATCGGCGGCCGGACTGGTCGATGAACGACCGGATGCCGCGGTCTGCGAAACGCTGCATGGCGTCCTGCGTGGCCTGCCGGCGGGTGCCGGTGCCGAGCAGCGGCGTGGCGGTCACCTCGGCCACCACGGCGCGGTAGCCGTCATCGACGGCCCGCAGAATGGAGCGGTGCCGTTCGGTGAGCATGGTGACGGTCTGCTCGGCGAGGCGGTCGACGGCCTGCGCGTTCGGGGTGACGTCGTCGAGCAGGCGCCGCCCCGCATCCGACAGGGCGCCGAGTTCGGCGACGGCGGCGCGGTGCCCGACGTTGTACGCCTCGGCCACCACGTCGAACACTTCGAGGCTCATGGCGCGGCCGAGTTCGTCGACGACACTCTGAGACGCGCGCCGTACGGCTTGGATGGCGCCCAACTTGCGTTCGAGCCATCCGGGCGCGTCGAGGCCCTCGGCGAGTTGCCGGGCGATGATGCCGAGTAGGCGCTCCTCGGCCTGCGCGTACAGGTCGCGCGTGCCGATGGCGAGGTCTTCGACCATGCCCGGGTGGATCGCCACGCCACGCCCCCTCTACTCGGTCACATCGGGTACGTGCCCACGGGGTCCGGGGCGCCGGCTCCGGTCTCGGCGAGGATCGCCGCAACCTCGGCGTTGACGGCGGTGTCGTCCCACTCGGGGTGGAGGAACTTGACGCGCGTCGCGGCGCTCACTGCCTGCGCCCTGTTGAGCAGGTCGAGCGTGGTCGCCTTGCTCTGCATCGTCTCGACGACTCCGGGGCCGAACTCGACGCTCGGGCGCTCGGGCGTGATACCGCGGGTGCCGAACCTGCGGGCGTCGAGCTGGAGCTGTACGTGGAGCTGCTCGGCGATGGCGTGCCGCCAGTGCCCGGCTTTCTTCCCGCGGGTGACCATGCTCCGCCGGTCGCGGGCGTCGGACTCGGTGGCGGTGATCGGCTGCCCGCCCCCGTCGAGGCCGAAGGACTGCGCGGAGTATCCGGCGGACTGGGCGGCCTGGCGCACGATGCTCTCGGCCGTCGCCTGGTGCTCGGCCACACGGATGCTGAACTGCGCGAGGGTGATCTGTCCGGCCTCGGACGGCGGGATCTTCAAGCCCGCGAAAACCTCGCGGTCCTCGTCGAACGTGGCGCCGTTGCCGGGCCCGGCGTCCCGTAGGTATCCGTCGGGGACGATGAGCCGGCCGCGGGCTAGGCGGACGTCACGCATCCATGACGTCCATGTCTCGTCGAGGCTGTCGAACAGGTCGTGAAGCGGGGCGGCGTAGTCGCTGCGGCCTATCGGCGCGGTGCGGTGCAGCCGGTTGGGCAGCATGTTGGGCACGTACGACGCGGTGAGTTCCCGAATGCCGGTCTCGATGGACACTCCGTCGCTGCCGAGGCTCGCGGCGAGTTCGGCGGTGTCGGGGTGCTCGGTGAGCGGCACGGTGCGCCCAATGTTGTCCGCAGTGCCCTCGTACAGGGCGTGCACGATACGGCCGGGCTCGTGCCGCTCGATGTGCCGGAACACGACACCTTCGCGGCCGGTGGCCAGCTCACGCCAGAAGTTGACGGCGCGGAGCATGCCGAAACGGAACTCCGGGAGTGCGGCGTCGGGCTGCATGACGGTGAGCAGCGGATACGGCGCTATCGCCTCGTCCCACGTGGTCCGCAGAAACACGCCACTGAGGGCGGCGGCCTGCTCGGCGGCGCCGAGGAACATCGTGGCGGCGCGGTTGAGGTCGAGCAGCTTATCGAGGCGCTCCTGTGTGGCCGTGTTGCTGACACGAATGGTCGGCATGTCGGCGAACAGAAGATCGGCGCTCGTCGAGGCGATGTCTCCGGGGAGCGGGACGTGTAGGCGCTGCTCCGGCTGCTGGCGGTGCTCGCTGGAGCGGCGCCCCCACAGACGGAACCGGCGCTCGCGGTGCGGGGTGTGCCGGTAGACGCTGGCGAGGCGGCGGGCCTCGCCGGCGTACCACGCATCATCGACGCGCATACGCCGGTAATGCTCGGCCCACTCCGGGGGCGGCCACGCGCTGTTATCGGCGGGCAGGGGCATCGCTGGTCACCTCCTCGGCGGCGCGCTCGTAGACGTCGGCGACGGCCCGCAGCATGTCGGCTATCTGCGGGCCTACCTGCTCGGCGGCGTCTATCTCGACGGTCCCGACGTTGGCGGACATGCCACCGACGGTGACGCGTACGGGCAGGATGAGCGTGCTCACGCGGCGGCCTCCTTGCTGGGGGACAGTAGGTGCCGCCACTCGTGCGCGGTGGAGTGGACGGCGTAGCGCAGGGCGTCGGCTGAGTGGTCATCGGCCTTGATCGGGGCGTCTTCGCCGCGCGCGGTCGCCTTCGGGTCCCATGAGTAGCCGGGCAACTCGGAGAGCAGGCCCTCGCACGATTCGTGTACGGAGAGCAGGCCCGCGGCGAGGGCGGCGGCCACGGATCGGATGCCGTCGCGGACGTCGTTGACGGCGCGGGCGAGGCCTGGCAGTCCGTCGTGCCATAGCTGCGTGCTGAAGCTCGCCGCGGACGGGTCGACGAACACCCACTCGGGGGCGACGCCGGCGGCCTGCTCGGCGGGGTGCCGCCACTCGGCAAGCCACTTCCGGATCGCCGCGGAGTACTGGGCGTCAGTCATCTGCCGGTGCGTGGCGCGGCTGTCGTGCCGCCACTCCGCGCACGCATACAGGCGGTCGTCGACGCCGAGGCCGAGCAGAATCACGCTGGTGGCGTTGGTGGTGCCGTAGTCGATGCCGGCCCAGTAGCGGCGCATCGGCGGTAGCTCGGTGACGACGTGCCGGGCCTCGTCCCACATGTCGTAGACGGCGCCCTCGGCGACCACCCATGCTCCGTCGATCATGCGGCGGCGCCACAGTCCGACGTACTCCGCGGCGAGGTTGGCGACGTACTCGGGCGACAGGCTCGGATTGTCGGCGAGGCGGAAGTGCCACGCGCGGAGATTCAGCTCGGCGGCGCGGTCGAGATACCCGGTCTTGAGCCAGTGCCGCGGGCTGTCCGGGTTCGTCGTGGCGAACAGGCGGGCGCCCGGTACGGAGAGCCTGGCGAGTAGCTGCGTCCAAAAACCCTCGGGCAGGAGGGTCGCCTCGTCGACGTAGGCGAGTTGCGCGGTGAGGCCTCGGAGCCGGCCCTCGGCGCGGGCGTCGGCGGCGCCAATGAGGTGCACGGTCCGGCCGAGGATGGTTGCCGTGGTGGCGCCGCGGGTGTGGACGATGTGCGCGGCCAGCGGGCCGAACAGAGCGGCGTCCTGGAGCGGTTCGAGACAGTTCCGCTCGATGGTCTGTAGCGACCTGCCACAGATGATGATGAGTCCGGACGGGCCCGCGGTGGCAACGGCGATGACGAACGCCAGTAGCGATGCGATGGTCTTACCGGACCGAACGGAGCCGTGCCAGATGTTCACGCGCGCGGTGGCGCGGCCAATCGAGGTGAGCTGCTTCCGCGACAGGGGCAACCGGTCGAGGTCGAGCACGGTTCACCCCCCGTCGGCGCCCCCGTCGTCGGCGTCGCCGGCGGCGGCGGTGAGGGCCTCGCCGAGGGCGCCGAGCATGCTGCGCACCTGCTCGACGTTCTCGCCGCCCTCGGCCGGCTGGAGCTTGAGCGACTGCTGAATGGCGGTGCCGGTCGCGGCCAGGATGTTGCGCTGGTCGGCGAACGTCGGCCGGTCGAGGTTGACCTGTGACCACACGTTGTCTTTGCCACCGAACGCCCCGACGGTGCACGGTGCCCAGAGCTGCTCGCGGAGCCGTTCGGCGTCCTGGTGGAGCTGCTCGGCGAGGGCGATGCGGCGGCCGGCGAGGTCGATGCGGCGGGCCTCGGTGGCGGCGGCGACTTCGGCGCCCCGCTCGAACGTGAGGCCCTGCTCGGTGGCGAGTTTGGAAACGGTCGAGGGGCTCCGCTTGAGTGCGCGGGCGATGTCGTTACGGCTCTTGCCGGCGGCGTGCAGCTCGCGGACGCGCTTGCGTTCCCTGGCGGTGATGGGGCGGCCCATGGCGGGTCACCTCCTCGGCGCGGTCAAGGCTGGCGGGGGCGGTCCGGGCGGGCTCCCGTATCCCGCCGGCTCCGGTCGTCACCCGGTCTTCCGGATCGCCCCGGGTATGGCAAACGCCCCGCCGGTGTGGTCACGGCGGGGCGTTCGCGTTGCTGGTGGGCGCCCGTATCCGGGCACGCTGGAGACGGCGCCCACTGTAGATCACAGAAGGGTCAGGGTGCAACGTGCGCGCGGGCGGGCGGGCGACCGGACGCCGGCGCGGGCTCGGCGAGGCGGCGCTCGGTGGCGCGTTGCCAGTCGGCGCGGCGGCGCTCGGCGGCGGCGTGGATGGCGCGGAGCAGGCCCGCGGGCAGTGCGCCGGTCCGGGGGTCGGCAAGGACGTTCAGGTCTTGGATCGTCTGGGGGTCGAGGGGGTGCAGTAGCCGGGTCTCGATGCGTGCGCCGCTGGTGGGGGCGTCCGGCGCGTCCGGCGCGGTCTCCTCGGCGGGCGCCGGCGCGGGCGCGGCGAGGTCGCGCGCCACGGTGCGGTGGTGGATGCCGAGGCGGCGCGCTATCTCGCGGTTGCTGAGGCGCTCGACGTCGGCGAGGTGGCGCACTGCGGCGCGGCGGGCGCCGAGGGTGGTGGGGGTAGGGTTCGTGGTGGTCATGGTCGGGGGTGCTCCGATCGTGGTTAGTCGGGCCCGCCCGGTGGTGACGTCACCGGTCGCGGGCCCGCGTCATGTGCGGGCTACTGCTGAGCGCTGCGGTACTGGCGGATGATCCGGTGAACGTAGGACTCGGTGACGTCGAGGTCTCGGGCGATGGCGGTCACGGGGCGGCCGGCGTCGCGCTGCTCGGTGACGATGCGGGGCAACGCTGCGTCGAGTAGCGCGGCCTCGGCCCGGATGCGTAGGGCGTCGGCGAACGTGAGCGCGCGGGCCTGCTCGTCGCGGGTGGGCTGGTTGCTGGGCATCGTGGTTGCTCCGGGTCGTGATCGAGGCCCGCCCGGGGTGGGCGGGCCGGTGGCTACGCGAACAGGGCGCCCTGTTCGGCGTCGGGCTCCATGTCGAACAGGGTCGGGGTGGGCGAGGCGGCGCGGGCGCTGATCCATTCGGCGCGCCACGTGCCGGCGGCCTCGGCGGCCTGTTGGGCGCGGGCGTTGATGCGGTCGACGTAGGCGGCAATGAGGGCGTTCTCGGCGTCGGCGTCGCGGGTCACCCATCGGCGGTTGGCCTCGGCCTCGCGGCGGACGGCGGCGCGGTGTGCGGTGATACCGGCGGCGTCGTCGAGCGCGTCGAAACGGCGGCCGTGCGCCTCGCGGGCGGGCTTGCCGGCGCGGGTGACGCATCGGGCGCCGGCGGGCACGCGGCACTGGGGGCATATGACGGTGGTCACGGCGTCGTCGAGGGTGACGCCGGCGGCCTGCTCGGCGGCGCGGCGGTTGTCGACGGCCTCGACCTGGGCGCCGAAGAGCAGGGCGGCGGCGGCGAGGGGCGAGGCGGGCGGCTGGTCGAGCCATGCCTCGGCGGTGGCGGTCGCGGCGGCGCGGTCGGCGGCCTCGGCCTTGACGCAGGGGGTGCACATCTTCCAGCCGGCGAGGGTGGCGCCGATGCCGTTGGGGGCGCCGGCGGGTCGGTTGCAGTACAGGTCACGGGTGCCGGGGCGGCGGTAGTGGCCGGTCATCTTCCGGGCGGCGCCCTTGACGGCGTAGGTCTCCACGGGGGTGCTCCGTTCGGTGGGGCCGGGTGACGTCCGGCCTGTGACTCGTACTGTACTGGAGTACAGAACCGTTGTCCACTGTCGGACCGAGGAACGGGGCGGCCCAACTACCCGGCACGCCCCGCCCGTTACGCCTGCTGCTGCTCCTCGGCCCGCTCCCGGGCGGCGTCCATCGCCACCCACAGCGCGACCAGATCGGCGCCCCGCCACACGCGTCGGCCGGCGTCGAGGGTCACGGGCGCCCCGCACCGTTCGCCGGTCGCACACGTCACGTACGGCTCGCCCCCGGGCCGGGTGCTGCCGGTGAGCTGCCCGCGGCACCACGGGCACGGCGCGTCGAGGTCGACGGTTCGGCCGTCCCGCTGGAGCGCGCGCTCGACGACTCGGCGGGCGCGGCGGGCGATGGCGGCGAGGCTGTCGAGGATGGCCGGGGGGAGCGGGGCGAACAGGTCGCCTACGTCCTCGCCGAGGGCGCGGCCCTCCAGCCACACGGCGGCCCAATGCAGCCCATGCGCGCGGCTGCCGGCGCTCGCGGCGTTCCCGGGGCCGAGGTCGCGGACGGTGGGGAGGTGCCATCGGCGCGGGTCGTCGCGGTCGGCCGGGTCGGGGCCGGTGAGACGCGGGGCCCGCGGGATGGGGCGGCGGCGTACGGGGCGCTGGACGCGGACGGCGATGGCGTCGCACGCGGTGAACAGGGCCCACTCGACATCGCGGGCGGCGTCGAGGGCTTCGAGGTTGAGCGGCGCGGGGTGCTCGCGGATGGTGAGCGGCAGACGGCCGAGGCGGGGCTCCGCCGGCTCCTGGTCGGCGTCGTCGGCGGCGCCCTGGTCGAGGAATCCGCGGGTCTCGCGGGGCGGCCACTCGGCGGCCGGGGGGCGCTCGATGGCGGCGAGCAGGTCGCCCCACTGCTCGCGGATGGCGGCGAGGTCGGCGACGGTGGCCGTGATGGTGCTCATGGTGGCGACGGCGGCGGCGTCGAGGGCGGGCGTGTGCATGGGCGGCTGCTCCTGGTGGGGCGGGCGCCCCGCGCGGTGGCGGGGCGCCGTGGCGGCTACGGGCGGAAGGTGACGGCGCACCCGCATACGGTGTTCTGCTCGGGCTTCCCTCGGGCGACGGCGAAGCAGCATCCGGCGGGGTCGGTGTGGTACTTGGCCAGGTGCTCGCATGACGGGCAACGCTGCTCGCCGGTGTGGTCGGCGAGCAGGTCGGCGGCGGGGATGCCGGCGGCGGCCCACTGGCGCATCCTGTCGGCGGCTTCGGCGGCGCTGAGTCCGGCGTCCGGTCGCGGCGGCAACAGGTCGCGGATGATCCGGGCGACCGTGGCGACGGCGGCGGCGTGGCGGCGGCTCTCGTAGGTGAACGCTGGCGGCTGCTGGAGCCAGTCCTCGACCTGGGCGCGCACGTGCTCGACGGCCTCGACGGCGGGGAGTTCGGCGGCCATGGCGGCGCGGTCGGCCTTGCGGTCGCGGCGGCATGCCATCCATGCGAGGCGGTACCGGGCGGCGCGGTGCTCGGCGTCCTCGGCGCGCTGGCGGTGGGCGAGGATCTCGGCGTCTGCCTCGCGTGCCCACTTGGCGCGGGTGTCGCGGTAGTGGGCGGCGCGTTCCTCGGCGGCATACAGGGCGCGGGCTCGCTCGTGGATGGCGTCCCACGGTGCGCCGTTGCCGAGGCCGAGGGCGTGCGACAGGGCGCCGCGGTAGTCCTCGGCGGCCTGGTCGTCGACGGGCGCGGCGGTCACGGCGAACATGACGGGGCGGTCGTCGCCGTTGGCGGCGTTGCGTACGGCTTCGGCGGCGGTGGCTGTGCGGATGGTGGCGGGGAGTTGGCGTTCCCATGCGTCGGCCATGTCGCGGATGCGGGCGAGGCGCTCCTCGGCCCGTTCGGCGCGCTCGCGGAGCGTCCGGGTACGGCGCTCCATGAGTCGTTTCGTCTCGGTGGTGACGGCCTCGGCCTCCTGGGCGGCGCGGGCGGCCTCGCCCAAGCGGCGGCGGAGGTGCTCGCGGGCGCTCTCGCTGCGGCCGAGGGCCTGCTCTGCCTGCTCGGCGCGCTGCGTGGCGATGGTGTACGCGGCGCACAGGTCGGCGTAGCTCAGTGCGCCCTCGGTGGGTGCGGTGTCGGCGGCGTCGACGACGGCCCGCGGCTGCTCCTCGCCGAGGGCCTGCTCTGCCTCGCGCACGCGGGCCTCGGCGTCCCATGCGCGCTGCTGGTACTCGACTGCGGCGCGGCCGAGGGTCTTCAACTCGGCGCGGGCCTGGTCGCGCTCGGCCTCGGCCTCGCGTATGGCGGCATCGGCGGCGGCGCGGTGCTCGCCGTAGGCCTTGCCGGTCTCGCCGAGGCTGCGGCGGGTCTGGTCGGCGGTGCGCTGCTCCTCGCGCACGGTCTCGGCGAGTAGGGCGCGCTCGGGGGTGGTGAGGACTCCGCGGAGCATGCGGCCGAGTAGGACGTCGAGCAGGTCGCGGCGGTCGCGGCGGCGCTGGGCGGTCGGCTTCGGGCTCACTGGGTCGGCTCCTCGGCGGCTGCGGCCTCGGCGGTGGCGGTGTCGGCGATGGTCTGCAAGCGGGCGATGAGCGCGGGCAGATCGGCGAGAGGGATGGATGAGCCGTTGCGGTCGGTGCGGAAGTAGATGCCGGGCGCGACCGGGTCGGCGGCGCTGTCCGGGGCGACGAACACGGCGGGGGCGATGAGCAGGCGGTCGCCGTCGACGTCGGCGCTTGCCCACGTGGGGCGGCCGTCGGAGTCGCGCTTGTACTGCTCGCGCTCGGCCTCGCTGTCGACGGGTGTCCATACGGTGTGGGCCTGCTCGATGTGCCCGGTGGCGCTGCTGCCGTCGTCGTAGGCGTCCCAGTAGTTCCGCCAGAACGTGACGCGGGCGCGGGCGGCGCCGGGGCTGTCGTAGGGGCCCTCGTAGCGGGTGCCGGACTTGCCGTCACGGCGCTGGTCGGTCTGGACGATGACGGCGCGGTAGACCCTGCGGCCGTCGGCTCCGATGTTGCGTGCCATCAGCGGCGGGCCTTTCGTGCGGCGGTGATGTTGGCGGCGGCGAGCAGGGTGAACGCTGCGGCGGCGAGGTGGTCGCCGGTGACGGCGGATGCGAGGGCGCATGCGGCGGATGCGACGGCGGCGCACATGGCGAGGGCGGTCCACATCACGGGCGGTCCTTCCGGGCGAGGCGGTAGAGGGCGCGGTCTGCGCGGCGGCGTGCCGCCCTGCGGGTGAGGGCGGCACGGGCGCGGTCGAGGCGGTAGAGCAGGCTGTCGCGGTGCCACATGCGCCAGTTCTTCCGGCTGCCGTGGTGCGTCGAGTGAGCGAACGGCCGGTCGCATCGGGCGCACTGCGAGGGGCGGCGCCACGTGGGCCGGAACCAGTGCCGGGGGCCCATCCATTCGCCGCACGCCTCGACGTGCTCGGCGCGGGGCCGGCCGCACGCCTGGTAGGCGCACGGCTGGCCGGTGTAGTCGGCGCGGAACCAGTGATCGCGGATCACTGGTGCGCCTCGGGGGCGAGGGTGGTCACGGTGGGGCACGGCCACGGTTCGCCGTCGTGCTGGCAGTGGTTCGAGTCGTCGTGCGGGGTGTGGTCGGCGAGGGCCTGCTCGGCGCGCTTCTCCAGCTCGGCGACGCGCGCGCGGAGCTGCTCGACGGTCTCGGGCTCCTCGCCTTCGGGGTAGCCGTGCTCGCCGTGGTACGGGACTAGGGCGGCGTCGGCGTCGGCCTGCTCGGTGAGGGCGTACGGGATCGGCTCGTCTCCCTCGGCGAGGGCGTCGGCGTCGAACCGGTCGGCTATCTGGCGGAGCGCGTACGCGGCGGCGGCCTTGCTCATGCCGCGGCTGCCGGCCTCGACGCTCACGCGCTCGGGGTCGTCGCCGGCGGGCCGGACGATGACGAACGCGAGGGCGTCGCGGCCGTCGATCACGGAGAGGCGCGGCTCGGCCTCGGCCTCGGGGCGGTAGGTGCGCCGGAATACGTCGAGGGGGCACGCGCTACCGGCGTAGCTGGCGCGGGGGTCGGGCCACTCGTACGCGACGGCGGTGTGCCCGTTGTCGGCGGTCCACACGCGGTTCACGGTGACGATGCGGCCGGCGTCCGGCGCGGCGCGCTTCACGTACCGGTCACCCACGGCCGGGCGCGGCTGCTCGCCGCTCATCTCGCGCAGCTCGGTCGCGCACGGGCAGTGCGGGCAGTCCGCGAGGGCGGCCGGGTTGTCGAGGTGCTCGGCGTGGCCGTGCGGGGCGTGGCCACAGTTCTCGCAACGCTGCGCCGGGTGGTCGGGGCACGGCTCGCCGGTCACGGCGGCGCGGCCACACGTCGCGGCGGCGGCCTGGGCGGCGGGGTGCGGGCGGTGCGTCATGGTGGGGTGCTCCTGTCTCGGTGACGTCGAGGGGGTCGCGCGCGCGGCCGGCACGGCGTCCGGTCGCGCGGTGGTCGAGCGGATCAGAAGGGGGGCTCTTGGGTTGCCCACGGGTCGCGCTGCTGCTGGGGCTGCTGGCCGTATCCGCCGTATCCCTGCTGGGGCTGCTGCTGGCCGTATCCGGCGTTCTGCTGCTGGCGGTTGCCGGTGGTCTTCTGCACGGTGGCGGTGGCGTTCTTCAGCGATGCGCCTACGTCTTCGGCGTCGAGTTCGTAAACGGTGCGCTTGACGCCGTTGCCGTCCTCGTAGCTCCGCTGCTTGAGGGCGCCGCGGACGATGGCGCGGTCTCCGCGCTTGAGCGATTCGGCGACGTTCTCGCCGAGCTTGCGCCACGCCTCGACGGTGAGAAACAGGGTGTCTCCGTCGCGCCACTCGTTCGCGCTCTTGTCGAACGTGCGGGGGGTCGAGGCGATGCGGAACTTGGCGACGGCGTGCCCGGACGGGGTGAACCTGAGTTCGGGGTCGTCGACAAGGTTCCCTTGCACGGTGATGACGGTTTCGCCTGCCATTACGCGGCCTTCCTGAAGGTGGTGGGTTGGGGGGTGCTGCTGGTCTTCGCGGTGGCGCGGTCGCGGGCGCACTGGCGGCACTGGCGGGTTCCGTCGGGGCGCCGGTAGGTGTTGGCGGCGTCGAACGGGTGGCCGTGCTTGCAGTGGGTCTGTGCGGCGCGGTAGGCGGCGACGTTCGAGCTGGCGAGCACGTTCTCGCGGTGGGTGAGGGCCCGGAGGTGGGCGGGGTTGACGCATGCGCGGTTGCGGCATCGGTGGTCGATGTCGTGGCCGGCGGGGATGGGGCCGTGGGCGGCGATGTATGCGACGTGGTAGGCGCGGCGGTTGCGGCGGTCGAGCCAGAACCGTGCGTATCCGTCGGTGTCGGTGCTGCCGGTCCACTGGTGGCAGGGGCCGTGTACGCCGCGGATGAGCGGGATGGGGCCGTTGGGGTTGACGAACGCTGCGAACCGTTCCGCGGGGGTGGGGCGCGTCATCGTTCGTGTCCCTTCGGTCTGAGCGCGTATGGCTCCCTGTTCCGGCGTCGATCTCTTTTCCGTGAGCGGAAACGGATCGTCCGTGGATGGACGATAGCGGCCCGGGGTGTCCGCGTGAATCCGGGTCACCCCGGGGGCTGGTGGGGCTAGAGCGGCTGTGCGGGCGTGTGCGCGGTCGTACGGCTGCGGGCCGGGGTGATCGTCCACCCGGCGGCTTCCAACGCGCGTACGGCCCTGTGAGCGGTCATGCCGGGGCGCTGGAGCAACTCGGCAACGTGGGCGTCCTCGATGGCGGCGCGGACGATGGCGACGGCGGCAAGGGGCGTGCTGCTGCTCATGACTCAGGCTCCTGCGGTGTGGCGGGCGGTGACTCGGCCGGTGGCGTCACGCGGGACGGGCGGCCGGGTCATGAGGCGGGCGTAGCGGTCGTGTTCGGCGTCGGCGTCGTCGGCGGCGCGGAGTCGCTCCTCGGCCTCGACGGCGGCGCGGCGGGCCTCGGCGACGGCCCGGCGGTCGGCGGCGCGCTGCGCGGCGATGCGGGCGGGCCCGTCGATCTCGTACAGGGTCCGCCACACCTGATGTCCGCCGTTCTCCTGGAAGATCACATAGGCGCCGGTCGCGGCCCACTCGCGGGCGAGGCGCTGCGCCCTGCGCTTGTCCGGGGTGGTGGTGACGGCCGGCCGGTCGGGGCGGCTGTCCCAACTGCCCTCGACGCGGTAGCGGGCGACGTTGCGGGTGCGGTCGCCGCTGGCCGGCTTCCTGCGGTAGTTCCGGGCGCTCTTGGGGGTGGCGTTCATGCGGGCTGCTCCTGGCGGGCGTAGTGGGCGGTGGTGGCGTCGTCGAGGCGGGACGGGTGCGGCCTGCTGCGGGCGATGCGGCGGGCGTTGCGGCACGGGTCGCCCTTGGCGGCGCGGCAGTGCTCGTACGGGCACGGCACGTCGAGGGGGTCGGGCAGTCCGGCGGCGGCGAGCTGCTCGCGCTGGGCGCGGTGCGGGCGCTGGGCGGCGAGGGCCTGCCGGACGGTGCGCGGCATGTACTCGCCGAGGGCGGCGAGGCGGCGGGCGGCCTCGGCGTCACGCTGGGCGCGGACGGGGCTCGGGGCGCCCTCGATGGCACGCTGAGGGGTCGGGGCGAGGGCTCCGACGGCAACGGCCTGGCGGGTGCCGCGGAGTGCGGCGCGGTAGGCGGCCTCGTTGTCGGGGTCGACGGGCGGGGCCGGGTCCCAGTGGCGGCCGATGACTTCGGCCCGGTACGTCTCCCACGGGGCCCCGATGTCGGACGGCTTGATCGGGTACGGGCTGCGGGCGATGTGGCGGGCGGCGACCTGCGAGGCGTCCCAGTGCCGGCCGTCGGGGTGCTGGGCGGTCGCGGGAACGTGTTCGAGCAGGATCGCCCACTGGTCGAGGCGCTCGCCGGCGGCGGCGCGGTCCTGCGCGGCCCGGCTGGGGTCGAGGCGGTCGACGTAGGCGAGCAGGGCGGCGATTTCACGGCGGTTCATGGGGGTCACTGCTCCTCGGCGAGTAGGTCGGCGTAGAAACCGGCGGCCTGGGCGGCTCGGCCTCGCGGCTGGCGGTCGAGCGGGATCACGTTGCCGGCGGGCCGGGCGACGGGCGCGGCGGCGACGGTGCCCGCGGCCGGGGCGGGCGGGAGGTTCTGCCACGCCCGGAGGAAGTACCGGGCGGAGCTGACGCTCTGGCGGGCGGCGAGGGTGACGGCGTGCCGGGCGAGCATGTCGACGCCGGACCGCTTCAGCATCGCGTCGAGGCGGAGCCACTCGCCGGCGGTGAGGTCCCAACCCACGAACACATCGGCGGCGGTGATCTGGTCCACCAACGGCCGGGCGAACGCCGGTACTCCACCCGCGGTGAGGTCGGGCGCGGGCGCCCCCTCGTTCACTCCTTCATTCGTTCTATCTATGGGTGAGTGATGTGGTCCGGATTCCAGACCACTAGCGGTCTGGATCTCAGACCACAAACCGTCTTGGGGGGTGTCGGCTACTGGTCCGGATTCCAGACCACTAGCGGGGCGCTTACTGGTCTGGTCGTCGGACCGGTAGCCGGTAGTGGTCTGAATTCCGGACCCCTGGGCGGGGGCGGCTACCGGTCCGGATTCCAGACCACTACGGCGGACGTAGCCGACGGCTCCGGGGATGCGGTACAGGGTGGCGCGGCTGCCCGCGGACGGCTGCGCCTCGGTGAGGTCGCCGGACGCGAGGGCGTCGGCGAGGGCCTTCACGGCGGTGCCCTTCCCGACGCCTCCGAGGCGGCGCTGAGTCTCGGCGAGGCTGAGCCGTGCGGTGGCGTCGGGGCCGGTCGTCTTGTCGGCGACGGCGAGCACCACCAATCGGGCGTTGCCTCGTGAGCGGGCGTGGCGCCATGCCCACTCTGCGGCGTCGAGGGTCACGGGCTACTGCTCCTTGCTGGGGGTGGGTCGGGGGGCGAGGCGGCCGGCGGGGTGGTCGTCGCAGAACCACCCGCCCGGGTACAGGCGGACGGGGCGGGCTCCGCAACCGGGGTTGCCGTACTCGCACGTCTGGGGCGGCTTGTCCTTCGGTGCGGTCACGTGCGCCACGCCTTCCAGTACGTTCCGCCGGCGATGGCGAACAACGGCATCTGTACGGCGGCCCGCGCGGTCCGGTCGGCGTCGTCGGGCACGGTGAGCTGTCCGGGCACGGCCGGCGCGGTGATGTCCGTCCGGCGGTCGGCGCGGCCGGGGCGGCGCCGTGCCCGGCTCACGCGACGGCCTTCCTGGTGGCGGCGGCCTCGGCGTGGCAAGTGCCGCAGTAGGGGCGGCCGTTGCGGTCGTAGCGGCGGTGGCTGCTGTCGTGCCCGCGTCCGCACTCGGTGAGGGTCGAGGCGGTGCCGCGGACGATGGCGAGGGCCTCGCGGAGCCGGGTACGGCCGGGGGTGTCCTCGACGTGCGCGGGCGACACGCACCACTCGGCGGCCTCACACTCGGCGGTGACCTGCCCGCGGGGCGGTCGGCCGTTGCCGATGAGGAACGCCACGGATCGCGCGGTGTGCTCGCGCTCGCGGTGGGTGAACACGCGGGTGCCGGTGTCGGCGCGGTGGCGGCCGATCCACTCAAAGTGTCCGCCGGCGACGGGCCGGGCGTACTGCTCCCACTTCTGTTCGAGGGTGAGGGGTGAGCGGTTCGCGGCCGGGCGCTTCGGGGCGGGGGCGATGCCGAGGCGGCGGCGCCACACGCCGGCGGTGGTCTTGTGGATGCCGAGGGCGCGGGCGGCTTCGGCGTTGGTGGCGCCCTTGCGGAACAGGGCGGCGAGGCGGTCGACGATGGCGGGGTCAACGGGTCGCATGTGGTCTCCGGTGGTGCGGGCCCGCCCCGTGACGTGGGGCGGGCCGGTGCGGCTGGTGCTATGCGGCGGGGGTGTCCTCGGCCGGCGGCGCGGTGGGCTCGGCCGGGGCGAGGATGGGCAGCACGTGCGCGGGGAGCTGGCGCGCGCGCCACGCTTCGGCGACCAGCTCGCGGCCACTGAGCGGGCTCGCCTTGCTGCCTCGGCTGTAGGTGAGGCGGTGCACGGCGGCCCGGGACGGCCGGATCTCCACGCCGGGCACGTCGTGCACCTCGCCCGTGCCCTCGTCGACGTAGCGGGCGACGCCGGCCGCGGTCGCCTCGGCCAGCAGCTTGGCGAGGAATCCCGGCTGCACGCCCACCTCGACGCGGGCGGGGATCACCTTCACGACGTGCTCACTGGGGAACGTGTCGCGCACCCACACGCGGAGCGCTTCCTCGTCGGTCACCTCGGCGGCGCGCTCGCCACCCTGGCGGGAGATCGAACCCACCTTGACTCCGCCCGGCAACGTGGCGTCGGTCTTCGTGGTGCCGGTCGCCTTGTACTGCCGTTCGAGCAGGTCGTGTGCGTCGCGGCGGGCGTCGTTGTATGCCTTCTTGACGTCGTCGAGCAGGGCGCCGAGGGCGGCCTGTCGGGTGACGGCGTCGCGGACGGCGGCCGGGTCCGGCGCGGTGGCCGGCGCGCTCGCGGCCGGGGCGGGCTCCGGGGCCTCCTCGCCCCGGGCGGCGGCCTCCTCGGCCTTGAGCCGGTTCACGCCGAGGCGCTCGGTGATCGTGTCGTAGTGGTGCTGTTCGATCGGGTCGAGGGGCTGCTCGGTCACAGGGTGTCCCTTCCGGCGGCGGCCTCGATCTGCGTGCGGAACCGGTCGAGTTGGGCTGCGGTGGCCTGCTCGATGGGCAGTCCGTAGACGCGCTCGAAATCGGCGTCGAGGGTGGGGAGGTTGGCGCGGCTGGCGGCGAGGCGGAGCCGGTTCTCGGCCTCGGCGGCGGCCTGCTCGGCGGTCTGCTGCGGCGCGGTGGTCGCGGCGGGCGCGGGCGGGGCCTGCTGCTCGCCCTGGGGCGGCTTCTGGGCGGCGGCCCGCTTCCGCTCGGCGATGGCGTCGAGTTCGGCGAGGAACTCTGCGGGGGCGCCGTTCTCGGCGGCGGCGGCCCGGATCTTGGCGAACTGGTGGGGGTTGTCGGCGCGCTGGGCCTCGGCGCGGTAGTCGCGGCGCGGTGCCTGCTGCTGCGGCTGTCCCTGCTGCTGCTCCCACGGTCCGGGCTCCGCGCGCTGGGAGCGGCGCGGCTGCTGGCGCTGCTGGCGCTGCTGCCCGCGCTCCTGGCGCTGCTGCTGGCGCTGCTGGCGCTCGGCGCGGTGCTCCGGGGTCGGCTCGGTGGGGTGGTCGCGGTCGCCGTCGTCGATGCTGCGACCGTCCACGGGGATCATGAACAGGGTGAACAACAGGTACTTGAGCGCGGCGCTCTGGGCCTTGTTCGTGGCCTTGTCGGCGAAGTCGGACGCCTCGCCCGGCACTTCGGCGGTGAGGCAGTCACCCGCGGGGCCGAACACGTGATACCGCATGGTGATGTTGACGTGGGTCATCTTCTCGCCGCGGCGCTCGGCGTGGTGCTCGGCGATGGACGGCAGGATGAACAGGCCGTGGGCGCGCATCGGTCCGGCCATGGCCGACATGGCGTCGTCGACTCCGCGGAACTTGTAGCGCTGCTGCTGGTTCTCCTTGTCCTTGGCGACGGGCATGACGTCACGCATGACGGAGTTGATGGCGGCGAACACGCGCGGGGCGTCGGTCGGGGCGCCGTCGGGCGCGGGCTGGTAGGTCACGCTCGGCGGCGCCGCCGGGGTGGCTGGGGCGGGCGGGAGCGGGAGAGCGGTGACGGTCACGGGCGCGGGCTCCGGTTCTGCGTGGTGCGGATGTGTGCGGCGTTCTTCGTGATGCGGCCGGCGAGGGTGATTGCCTCGTCCGGGCTGAGCAGGTCGTCGAGGCTGTCGGCGGTCGGGCACTCGTCGAGCAGGGCCTCACGGGTGCCGTCGGCGGCGGCGGCGCGCATGGCGCGGATGTGCTCGGGCACGTGGTCGGCGCACTGGGCGTAGTCGAGGCCGAGCACGCTCGCGGCGTGTGCGCGGAGTAGGGCGGCGATGTCGTCGGGGCGGTCGGCGTAGGCCACGGCGAGGTCGTCGAGCAGGCGGCCGGCGCGGTCGGCGATGGGCAGGCGTACGGCGGTGCCGTCGGCGGTGAGGATCGGGCGGATCACGCGGCGCCCTCCTCGACGGTGCCGAGGGCGGCCGGGGCGGTCGGCTCGTCGACGGTGAGGGTGCCGGTGCGGGCGTCGTAGGCGCGGGCCCGGGTCCAGTCGGCGGACGGGAACGCGCGGGTGAGCAGGCCGTGTGCGGCGCGGTGCGCGTCGCGGTCGGCGGCGATGGGGCGGCCGGCGGCGTCGTCGAGGGTCACCCACGTTCGGCGGTGGCCGTCGCGGGTGACGGGGGTGATCCGCACGCGGGCCGTGCCGGGGGCGATGAGGTCGAGCTGTGTGGAGATCACGCGGACGAATTGCGTGCGTCGGCGGGCGGCGCGGGCGCCGCGGATGGCCTGGGCGGCGCGGGGGGTGCGGGTAGTCTCGGTGGTCACGATCGTTGCCTTTCTGCTGGCGGTCGTGGTGGGTCGTCCGGGTCGCATCCGGGCGGCCCTTTGTCGTGTCAGGCGGCGGAGCGGGTGCTCGGCGCGGTGCGGTGGTCGCGTTCGAGGCGGCGGAGCGTGCGCTCGACGTCGAGGGGGAGGCGGCCGGCGGCGCGGTCGGCGTCGCGGCGGGCGCGGGCCCGGTCGAGGGCGGCGCGGGCGTTGGTGAGTGCCTGCTCGCGGGGGATCACGGGGGCGCCGGTCATGTGGTCGCCTCGGTGGCCGGCTGGAGCAGGGTCGAGGGGTGGAGTCCGTAGGCCTGCTCGACGGCGGCGAGGGTGTGGGCGCTCGGCGCGGTCTTGCCGTGCCACAGGCGCCATGCGGTGTTTCGGGGGAGTCTCAGGCGGCGGGCGGCGTCGGCGGGGTTGTGGTCGCCTGCGCTGCGGGCAGCCGAGACAAGAGCGGTGCGGTCGTACATGGCAACAGTCCTTCCGTGGCCGGATAGCTTCCGTCCACGAATGGAACATAGCACGGGCCCCCGACATATGTCGCCGTGCGCACCTGTGAAGATCCACAGCCCTCGCCGCACGCAACGCCGTTGACAGAGTGCATGCGCTTGCCAACAATCGGTCACCAGTGCGAGAGTCGCACCGGCGGTAAAGGGGGCGGAGCAACCTTGTTCACCAAGGGTTTTGGTCAATCCGTTACGGGAACACGCGAGGGTTGTTCCACGCGCGGTATGTTCCATCCATGGAACGAAACGACAACGCGCGACAGCTCGCGGACTGGCTACGCGACCAGCTCACCCGACGCGGCTACGACCTCGGCCCACGCGGCGGCGGACAAACCCGCTTCGCCAACGAGTCCGGCCTCGGCCGCGCGACCGTTAGCCGGATGCTGGGCGGCCACGGCGCCACAGACACCCGCGTACTCGCTCAACTCGCCGCGGCCCTACATGTGCCGCTCGGTGAAGTCCTAGTCCGCGCCGGCATCGCAACAGACGCAGAACTCGGCAGGATCGCCCACCCGGACCCCGGACCCCGCCGCATCACCCCTGAGCAAGCAGCCGAAGAACTCGGAATCTCCGACGAACAGGCCCGACGCCTGTTCGTGTCCATGGTCGAGACACTGCAACGCACGCCACCCCCCACGGAGCGCAGCGCAGAGCAATAACGAACCGGAGGCACCCTTGAACGCCCGTGCACTTTCCGCCGTGGGTATCACCCTGCTCGCCCTCGGCCTCATCAGCGGGGGTGCCGGCGTGGCCCTCATGACTGAACACCTTGTACGGGCCGGCGTGCTCGTCTCCGTGCCCGGCGCTACCGCGCTCGTGTGCGGCGCCATCCGACGCGAACGCCACACGCACACCGACGAACTCGCCGACGCGCACCGCGCCGGCTACGTGCTCGCCCTTCAGCACGTCAGGCGCGGCCTGCTCGACCAGCGCCCCGACCCCACACCTGACCGGGCGCCCCTCGACGACCGCGCCGGCTCCGTGCGCCGACTGTTCCTCACCCGCGACGACGACGACAAACGGCAGGCAGGATGAACACACCCGACACCTTCCGCAGCTCGCCCCCCGAACCGGGGGGCGAGCCGTGGATCGGCTATATCCGGGTCTCGACCTGGAAAGAAGAGAAGATCAGCGACACGCTGCAACGCACGGCCATCGAGCAGTGGGCGGCCCGGACCGGGCGCCGCATCTCCGATTGGGTGATCGACCTCGACGCCACCGGCCGGAACTTCAAACGCAAGATCATGCAGGCCATCACCCGCGTGGAAAACGGCGAGGCCCGCGGCATCGCCGTATGGCGATACTCCCGCTTCGGCCGGAACCGGACCGGTAACGCCGTCAACCTCGCCAGGCTGGAGGCCGTAGGCGGGCAGCTTGAGTCCGCCACCGAGGCGAGCGACGCGCGTACGGCCGTCGGCGAGCTGCAACGAGAGATGATCTTCGCCTTCGGCAACTTCGAGAGCAACCGCGCCGGCGAGCAGTGGCGTGAGGCCCACGACCACCGGCGCGCGCTGAAACTCCCCGCGACCGGCCGCGGACGGTTCGGCTACATCTGGCACCCGCGGCGCGTGCCCGACCCGGAGGCGCCCGGCGGGGTACGGCTCCAAACCGAACGCTACGAATTCCACCCGGATTACGCCCCGGTCGTCGAGGAACTCTACGAACGCAAGACGGCCGGCGACGGGTTCGGCGCCCTCACGCACTGGATGAACGACGAACTCGGCATACCGACGTCGCGCGGGAACCGGTGGGCGATCAACACCGTTCAGCGTTACCTCGATTCCGGGTTTGCCGCGGGCCTGCTCCACACGCACGACCCTGAATGCCCGTGCAAGCTGGGGCAAGAGCACTTTTCGGGATGCCGCAACGGGCGCATGCTCTACCTGCCCGGGGCACAGCCACCGATCATCACCCTTGACCAGTGGGAGGCCTACCAGAAGCACCGCGCCGCAACGAAGGTCACCGCGCCGCGGGCCCGCGTCGCCACCTACACCACGACCGGCCTCGCCCGGTGCGGGCACTGCCGAGGCGGCGCCGTAGCGCGCTCCAGCCGGTACGCACGCGGCGACACGCTCGTCTGTTACAACCACAAGACGAAGGGGCGCTCCGCGTGCGAGCAGGGTCTCTATGTCGACAGGGTCAAGGTCGAGGCGGCCCTGTTGGAGTGGCTACGCCGCGAGGCCGCGCCCGACATCGACGCGCTGCCGCCCACGGCGCGGGCGGAGCACGGCGAGGCCCTCGACCCGGCGGCGCGCGTCGCGCAGCAACGGGCGCGCACGCAAGCGGAGATCGGCAAGGTTGACGCGGCCCTCGATCGGCTCGTGACCGATCACGTGATGAATCCGGGGAAGTACCCGGAGGGCAGTTTCGAGCGCGTGCGCGACCAGCTCGCCGGCCGCAAAGCGGTGCTCGTCGGCGACCTGGCCAAGCTCTCGGCGGTCGAGGCGACTCCGCAGCGCGAGGAGTTCACGGCGCTCGCCGTCGGCGTCGTCGAGGAGTGGGAGACGCTCGACGGACGCGCCCGAAACTCGATCTTGAAAGAGTTGGTGCGGCGGATCGTGTGCACGGCGCGCAAGGTGGGTCACGGGAAGACGGGACGGCTTGACGTGTCCTTCGAGGTCCATCCAGTGTGGGAGCCGGACCCGTGGGAGGTCGTCAACTCGTAA